GTTCCCGTTTCAAATTCTAGAGATATAGTAAAAGCAAGAATTGATGTGTTTAATTCTGTGGATACGTCTTGGGCTTTCCAAGTTTTCTCAGGAGCATATAGAGATTTATGTAGAAATACTTTAGTTTTTGGTGGTGAGAAATCATATCATCAAAAGAAAAAGCATACCTTAAATCTGTCGCCAAGTGCTATGGTTCAAAAAGCAGGCTTAGGCTTATCTATGTGGCATCATCAAAAAGATTTGATGCTTAATTGGAGAGGTGTTGAAATTACTGATCAACAATTTGCAGATATGTTAAAAGAAACTATCTGTATTAAGAAAAGTAAATCAGCACAAGTTGGTATTAATCCCGTCAATGAAACTAAGATGAATTACTTACTTCAGTTATTTGATGAAGAAAAGAAGGAACTAGGTTCTACTCTTTGGGGTGCTTATAACGCTCTTACACATTGGTCAACTCATACTGATCATCAAGTACAAAAATATAATAGAGACAATGGTAAAATGGAAATTATCAGAGGTGGTCGAACTAATGCTAACAAGCCTAATGTAGAGAGACAACGTGCAGATGTAGTCAGGGAATTATTGACAAGTGATGCTTGGCAATCTCTAGAAATGGCATCTGCTTAATGACTGACTTAATTGCCAATCTCTATAAAATCTGTATGATCATAGTTGTTATTATGATCATATCAGCAATATTATCTTAACTTACTTAGGAGAAAGAACATGAAACGTTTACATCTCAGAAAAATGAGTGATCTATTACAAGCAATTGAAATAGTATCAAGCAATGCTAAAAAAAAGGGTCATAGATCAGGCTATAGATGTCATGAACTAGCTTTACAATTAGCAGAACAATTTGAAGTTTTTAAACCTACTTTGGTATCTATCATTAAAAATAAAGAAGTCAAAAACAAAGCAGATAGTATGCACGTTATGACTAATGGTGAACACCAAATATATCAAGTTATAAGTTATTCAGGGTTTCTTAAAATGTCAGAGATTGCAGACAATAAATCGCACTTGAAGTCTCGCAATACTGTAAGACAATACGTTCACATATTGCAGAAAAAAGGGTTTGTTAAATCTATTGATGTTATTGGAAAGAACCATAAATATTATAAAGCAATACCTTTACATTTTACAACTATGGATCAACATTTGATTGCTAATTTAATGAGTTGACACAGTTTATTAAATAATATTACAATTAGCCATGCTAGGAATTATCTTAGCGTGGTTTTTTTAAACCTATAACTTTATAAAAGGAATTTCTTACAATGGAAACAAAAACATATTTAATTAAACATGAATATAATTATGAAGATAAAAAGTTGGATAGTATTTCAGGATCAACAATTACAGTTCAATTCAAGATCATGGATAGTCTAGCCGTTTTAGAAATAGTTGGAACTTTAAAAGGTCGAACTCATGAAGAAATTAAACATGCAATTATCTGTCATAAAGACCAGAATTTATTAGTTCTTAATACTAAAGACGATCAAGTAAATAATAGCGGTCAAGAGTTTGAAAAAGACAGAATTAGATTTGAAACTACTTATGAAGAAAAGAAAATAGATCATGGTCAATTTAATGATAAAGGTCAGGTTGATCTTGAAGACTTAATAAAGGAGCAAAGTTAATGAAATACTTTATGAAAGAATTATATAACATTTTCTGTTTAATGTGTGTTGGCTTCACTTGTGCTTATTTCATGGCTTTATCTTTTGGCTTAGATACTAATCTTAGTTGGGGGGTTTAATCATGGCTTATTTCTTCACTTGTAAAGTTTGCGACCATAAAGAAACCTTTAATTATGTAATGAATACTTCATATTATGGGTTGGCAGTTAATGAAGGAAAGAAACAATTAAACGAAACTGTAATTTGTAATAGTTGCATTACGAATAAAACAAGGCTAAAAGGTAATCATATTATAATCAATAGGAGCAGTTAAAATGACATTACAATTCAATAAAGAAAGACTAGCAGTTCAAGACAAGGTTTACTGTGCTAAGGTTTCAAACTTTACTAGCTTTAAATCAGGCAAGCCAATTGCAAACCAATTTGTAATAACCATAGAGAACGGGGATACAATCTTTCAAAGCTATAAGACTATTATTGCAATCAAGACGTTCTGTGGAAAGGTTCTGTTAGATCGTGATTGGAACTATTCAGTAACCACTTCAAGATATAGAAACAAGTTCTTGAATGAAATAACAAGGGCAACACAAAAGAAAATAGACGATGGTTTATACCTTGTTACTGATCTTAATAGTTGCATGGCTAAATATAACTAAGCTTTAAACTTCCCCCCCAAAGCCTCTTAGATTAGTTTCTAGGGGGCTTTTTTGTGTGTTGGTACAAATAATACTCAAACCTTTGGTATTGCTCAGGTTCAAGCTGTTTGGTTGTTTGGGTTATTGCTCGCAATGGTGGTCAAGATAAACCTTTATAGGGCGTTATCAGTATGATTAATCGCACCTGAATTAAAAGGGTTTACACGTCATGCAATAGGATATCCCGTAGAGCTTAACCTTTGGACTATCTGCGGGGTTTTACAGTCTGTCTTTTATCCTATGGTATCAATGAAGGTAAAACACATAAATAAGGGCTTGTAGGGGTGGTAAGGGACACTGGGGACCCCCCCGTATACGTTAGCAATGTCGCCATATTTTTACTGGAATGGGTTACTTGTACAGACTATTCGCATCCCGTTGGGTGTCCCTACGGTACAGAGGTGATACTGTGTGTATCCCGGCGTGTATACTCCGATTATATCGTTCTTATCGGATTTGTCAACAACTATCTCTGTATAAATTTTTTATTTACTATATAGTTGACATACTTGTACTTAATTAGTATACTTGTGGTATCAAGGCTAGTTTCGGGCAGCAGCAATCACATCAATCAACCGTGCTTTGGCTCAAGCTTAATGTCCTTGACATCTTTCAACAAGAGATAACCTATGTTTGAAGCATTTGTACTGATATGTACGCTAGGACTACCCGAAGTATATGGAAACTGTGAAGAAGTCCATGATACACGGGGTCCTTATGCCACAGAACAACAATGCAAAGTAAGAATAGTAGAGATACTTCAGGGTTTACCCAAGTACCGACCCTATTCCTACCCCAAAGGATACCGTTGTGACCAATCTACTACCACAAACCAACAATTCACGTGATATATCCCCCCAACAAGAGAACTTCCTGACCAATCTGTTTGAGAATGGTGGAAACGTAACCGATGCAGCACTGACTGCAGGCTACTCTAAGGGCAGCGTAACGTGGTTAAAGACCAGTTTAGCTGATGAGATAATCAATCGTACAAAGAACGTACTGTCTATGCACGCTTTTAAGGCTGCTACACGCTTGGTAAGCACAATAGACAACCCAGTACCCGAAAGAGGTGACGACCTACGCTTCAGGGCTGCAGAATCGCTGTTAAACAGGGTTGGTCTTGGAAAACAGGAAACAACTAACGTAAACGTGCAGGCAGTTCATGGCATAGTTCTGCTGCCACCAAAGAAAGAGGTAATTATCGATGGCTGATTTAAACACATTCTTTAAGGTTCTTAACTTTGTTAATGCAGCCACTAAAGATACTGACGTACTAGGCACACTCAAAGGACAAGCAAAATCTATATTTGATTCACTATCTCCTGATGATAAACAAACAGCAAAAGAAGAGATGAACAAAAAAAAGAAAGCTTCGGGGGGTAAAGTATACTCAAAAGGTTCAGGCACACGTAAGCCAAGCAATTAAAGAAGGAATAAAATCGATGTCTAACAAAACATATTCAAATGATCCCCAAGCATCAAAATACCAACAGCCCCGTAAAGTTGATTACGGAAAGTATGTCCCACTAGCTGCGGCAACACTTCTTCCTATAGCCGCGTTTGGTGTGATAGAAGGTATGGATGAATTTAAGCATAGAGAAAAATTAAATAAGCTAAAGAACTCCCAAAAAAGAAGTAGTTTTAAAAACACAAATAAAATAAAAGGCGTGTCTAGTGTCAGGATAAGAAAGATTAGATGACTGATGCACCAAAGAGGGGTCGCCCTAAGAAAGACCCTGACGCACCTACATCCTCTTACTTCCTGTCAACTGCAGAGAAGGCAAGACGACAGACGCAGAAGAGATTACGTGATGCAAAGAAACGTGCAGAGAAAACAACAAAGGTAGCAGAGAGTAAAAGAAGATATGCTAGAAAGCTTGAAGAAAAAGTTAACAACGTTGAGAAAGCTCTTAAGGGAGATGCAACCACCATTATCGATACAGGCGAGTTGGCATCACTTCCTCCACCTGTCCAAGAGCTTGTGGGCAATCGTGAAATCGTTTTCCAACCGAATCAAGGACCTCAAGAGGAGTTTCTGTCGTCTAGTGAAAGAGATGTTCTCTATGGAGGTGCTGCTGGTGGGGGAAAATCTTTCGCCTTATTGGCAGATCCACTTCGCTACTGCGTTAATGGTAATCATAGGGGTCTTCTTCTCAGGCGTACTCTTGATGAACTTACTGAGTTAATAGATAAGTCACGACAGCTTTATCCAAAGGCGTTTCCCGGAGCTAAGTTCAGGGAGTCAAAGTCAACGTGGCATTTCCCTTCGGGAGCAACGATCTGGTTTACGTACTTAGACAAAGACAAAGATGTGACCCGATTTCAAGGACAGGCTTTCAATTGGATAGGGATAGACGAGATAACACAATACCCGACACCTTATGTGTGGGACTACCTAAGATCAAGATTGAGAAGTACAGACCCCGAACTACAAAAAAGTTTGTATATGAGGTGTACTGCCAATCCGGGTGGAATAGGTGGATGGTGGATTAAGAAGATGTACATCGATATGGGGGAACACAACAAACCGTTTCCTGCATCAGATGTCGAAACAGGCAAACCGTTCTACTGGCCGCAAGGTCACGAAAAGGAAGGTCAACCATTATTCTATCGCAGGTTCATACCTGCACGATTAACGGACAATCCTTACCTTATGGCAGACGGGCAATACGAATCAATGCTTCGTTCATTGCCAGAGATAGAACGGAAGAGATTACTGGATGGGGATTGGGATGTAGCCGATGGCTGTGCCTTCCCAGAGTTTGTGAGGGCTAAACATGTTGTGGAGAGTTTTGAGTTACCAACCAACTGGCCCCGAATACGGGCGGCTGACTATGGCTACGCAAGTCCTTCTTGCGTTCTATGGGGTGCTATTGACTGGGATAATAATATTTGGATTTATCGGGAATTATATGTAAAACAGTTGACAGCAGAGCAATTAGCTGATAGAATACTAGAAGCAGAGCAGCTAGACCCTTTACCACATTATACCGTACTCGATGCTTCTTGTTGGAACAAGACGGGGTTCGGTCCTTCCATAGCAGAAACAATGATGAGATCAGGAGTCCGTTGGACACCATCTGATCGTAACCGAATACAAGGCAAGATGGAAATACATCGTAGGCTAGCTGATGACCCAAGAACAAATGAACCAAGACTACGAGTGTTTTCGACTTGTAGCAACACTGTCAAGCAGTTGGCAGCAATTCCTCTTTCCAAGACTAACAGCGAAGACGTAGATACAAAAGCTGAAGATCACGCATACGATGCGTTAAGATATATGTTAATGACAAGAATGACAGGTTATGCTTCGATTCATCAAACGCTTAATGGCATCAAGGCTCAGGT